CACCCGCGCTAATAGCAGCACCCGCTGTAAATGTCTGTTCGCCGCCGCCTGATGCAGCCACAAATGACAAATCAGTACCATCAGATGTTAGAACTGTTCCCGCAGCACCTTTTGCTAAGGCAGATGACACACCAGAACTGTTACCAACATCAATAGAACCTCGCGTCAGGGCGCGTGTGACAGTGCCTGTGGCTGTTATTGCGCCACCAGCCGTCACATTTCCTGTAGCAGAAAGATTGCGAATAGCTGTAACATCTTTGTTGGCATCTGCTGTAAGGACTTTATTAGCCTCAGTTGTACCGTTAGCCGAACTTTTGTCGTTAAGATTTAACTCAGCAACAGACGCATCAATACCTGATATTAACCCTGCAGATTTAGAACCAATGTATCCAGCCATTAAGTTTCTCCGGTTTAAGTAATTTCAAGCACAGACAATATAGCGTCTAAGCTAGTAGATGCGCTAGACTTGACGTATAGTTTATCTGATGCTTCTAAGATAATTTTGCCGTCTAGCACAGATAAAGAACTTGCTGCAGGTATCGGAACATCTTTTACAATGTGGTAGTCAACATTTGATCCGCCCCGTTCTATATACACGCTAGCAGTAATTTGAGTTCCCAGTAAGTTAGAAAGATTTATTCCTACTGCAACCGTTTGTGTGCTACCTGCTACCGTTACAAGAAGAACTTCAGATGTTCCGGCTTGTCTAGCCATGTAGCTTTTAAATATATTAGCCATGCTATGTTATCCTAATGCTATTGCTAAAGCAGCTGCAGTGCCAGCGGGGTCTACTTGTAGGTTTGTTTGTGCAGCACCAACAGTTGACGCCCCAGTGCCGCCGTCAGCTATGGCTAAGTCTGTTATACCTGTTATAGACCCGCCATCTATGTCTACACCGGTAGCAGCTTGTAAGGCCATTGTACTTAATCCAAGTGTGGTTCTAGCTGCTGCTGCATTTGCGTCATCAACTAATGTGCCGCCAAAACTAGAGATAGCAGATGTTTCAACCTTATCATCATTAAGATTAATAAAGTTAGCATCTACTTCTGCGTTTGTTAGCGGTGATCCTTTACCGGATCGGGTTACAATGGTTGCCATTAATTACCTCACGAAGCTGCTAACGTAACTGTCCAAGTGACTTGAAGAGTATCACCAGAACCTTTGTTTACTACTGAAAATACTGTGCGGCACAACATAGTGCCAGACGAAGAAGCATTAAATATACCCGCTTCAGTAACTGCCCCAGTGCCTACGCCAGCACCAAACTGTGCTATATATATTATGCTTTCATTATTAGAACCGCTACGAGTTGCGCTAGTAAAAGCAACTCGGCTACCTAATTGGCTTCCTAAAGCAGTATCACCCGCTGCTGCAGCTGACGATCCGCTACCTAACGCCATATGGCTCATAACCCCAGCCGATGCAGCCGTCATGCGGCTAGTTATGTGACCAATGCCTGTGTTCACAATGAGGTTTTTTATATTGCGTTCTTCTTTAATGTTTCCTTTGCTATCTGTTAAAACCAGTTTTAGTTTGCCAGACAGTGCTAAGTTTTCTTTTGTGTTCATCGTTGTACCCCTTAGAAGGTTCTTGCAATTCCTACATAATCCCCCGCAAAGTAGTCAGGGCTACAATAGTCCTGTATCACTATACTACCCGTGTCCGATAGTCCTAAATTTTCTACTGCTATAGACTTTTCTACAGCTAACAGCTGTGAATCAGCCCATACTGCGGTATTTATTACAACTCTATCAAACTCAGTAAACAGATTTAATGCAACTTGGTCATTTATTACTATACTATTTGCTACTGGCTTACTAAAAAGTAGTATCGGCTGTACGGTTGCAGTATAATTTTCAGGGCAATAGTCTTCTAAAAAATATAGACTTCCATCTTCAATGTTAAACTTGTCTGTAAAACCTTTTGCCTGTTGACCAACAAAAACATCACTGAACGTGCCAGTATCGGAAAGCCCCTTGTTTAGTATAGGTGCTGTTACATCTTGAATAGTAATTGAGTCAGATATATTAGGTTTTGTTAAAAATAATGTTGTAAGAGATTGTAATGAAACATTATCCTGAAAAAATTTAAGATTTATAAAAAATCCTATTTGTGTACGTGTTTTAAATGCACTTGCTACAACAGAAGCTTTAAACGCAGTAGTTTGAACAGCAAGGTTGTTTGCTGAACTTGTTACTCTTGCCCTAAGTTTCTGGGGTAGTGTTTTTAATTTCATGCAAAGTCTTCTCGCAATCTAAATTGCAAGGTATCATACACAGTCTGTCTAGTTCCATCGGACAATACTACTTCTATTTCTCCTTCATAATCCCCAGCGGCACGGTTAGCAAGATCGCTAGCTTGCCATTGTAATGTAGCAACTCCATTTGCCGCATCAGTTACAGCAGCAGCCCTAGTAAATAAATTAGTAGTAGTGTCTACCGCACGAAAATGAAGAGAAACTGTAGAACCTGTTAGGTTTTGTGCAGCGCCTGTAGCATTATCAGTAATTGTAAACTGTAATTGAGGGCCGGTATCATCACTTACTAAGTCTATACGCTGAGTAGATAATCGGGGGTCCATAGCAAACTCCTAAGCAAAAGGCCGCATTTTTACATGCATATTAGCTCGCATTGTACCAAGGTTAGCATTTGCTCTATATTGAGCTACACAAGACCTAAATTGTTTAGCGTGATACGCAGCTAGTTCATTATTAGTCCAATTTACATTCGGTAAAATTAATAAATTTTCTAGCGTTCTATGGACAATAACATCTTCAAGCTCATTCATAACATCCTCATCCATATCTTCAGAATCTCTACTAGGTTTTAGAGCATATAACATACGCAAAGTATAAGTAACCGCTGCATCGGGTGCAGGCAAAACTATAAATTTATTAGGTGTTAACTGGGTAAAACATAAAGGTTGGGAACCGTATAAAGCTATATCAGCAGCGGTAGTAGATTTACGCGCCCAATTAGGATACCTACGAGTAGCTTGTCCAAGTGTTAAAGCATCTATAGGCTGATCATTTATAGAAGCATACATCACATTCTGTATTACTGCTTCAGACGGTTTAGAGTAAGTATATTCGTATGTACCTGCAGTTAAAGCATACGTTGGCTGTTCATATCGCCATGCTAACGTGCGTTCACAAGTAGTTATAGCAGCAGTGCGTATGTATTGTTCTAGCATTGGCAAAGAACATCCCGGTACACTTGGGTTTACTCTTGCTGCTAAAGAAGTATATGAACGAGATGCCATTATATAACCTGCTGCTGTAGCCTTGGATTAATAGAAGGTATACCAGCTTGTTCCGTGTCTGTTAATACTCTACTCGACAGACCAGAACCTAAAGCTTGGGTAAACGATTCTAAAAATAATTTAGCTCGTCCAGAGTTTACATGTTCGTCATCTATAGACTCAGCTAAAAATACAGTTCCGTCTACTAATACTGGTAAATACGCATCTGGTAACACAGAAATAGTAGCTCCTGCTGCGTAATTTGATGGAACTTGTATGTATTCTCCTACCAACACAATATTAGCAATAGGACGAGGGTAGAGAAAATATTTATTTGGGTGTCGAACATGCCTCATATAGTTATACGGCGTACCAGCTTGATCTGTCACCCAAGCAGGGTATGATTGGTCTAAAGATTCTCTGTTTACTTCGGTAAGTACACTACCATTTTTTACTGAATATAATTCTACAAGCCTATATGAATCACTTGGTAATGTTTGAGCTACAGTATTAGCAACAGTAGAAATATCTACAATAACAGAAAACAAATCTGGGCGCAAAATAAGCACACGCTTAATAGTCTGATTTATAAAACCTAACAATTCCGCATCAGTGTAACGATACGAACTAGCAGTAGTATCTTGAATTAATTCGCGTACATCAGCTATTACGTCATTAGGTGTCATTCAGGCAACCCTCTAGATGCTTCAGCCGCTAGCTCGGGCGGTGTTTCTTTTTGCTTGTATACAGGTTTTTCTTTAGGAACAAACTTCTTTATTATTTTTTTAGGAAACCTGTCAGGAAAAGCTTCTTCTTCAGTTACTTCTTCTACTAGCGGATTTTGGGCTATATATTCATCCCAGCCATATATAAAGCCATCGTTTATATTTCTTAGCCACCGTTGTTTCATGCTACGTCCTTTTTTTACCGCTAGCTGTTGTAGACCAATTTACACGTTTAGACCCAGTTTTTTTACTGGCTTCTTGTTTTGATATTTTATTTGCAACAGCTTTAGGTCGGCAGGCAGGATAGGGGCGAGTAGATGTTTGGGCATCTTTTCTACCGCAAGGTTTACCGGTTTTTACATCAACCCATTTTTCAGCAAACCATTTTCCTAATCCCTCCTTAGCCATTACTTTTAACTTACCTTGTTATTAGCGCCGGACCATGTACCGCCGTCTTTTTTGTACTGTTTTGCAGCCCAAGCATTTGCATAAGCCGATGGATACACTTTAAATTTTGTTTTAGCTTGAGCTATTTTTGATGCCCAAAGTTTAGGATTGTTTGGTTTTGATTTACCTTTAGCCATTACACCTCACCATTTTTTACAGGACCAATAACGCGCACTTAATTTAGAAGGAGGACTGCTATCACATCTATGACGCGCTCTAAAACTTTTTCTACGGTTAGGTTGATCTTTTTTAATAGTCATATTGGCATCGCCAAATCTAATAATGCGTTCTTGCCCACCGTCACAAGCTTTGACTACAAACTTTTTGCCGCCGCTAACCTGTCGTTTAGGTTTGTTACACGGCATACTGTCTTTTGTAGCGCGTTTAGCCATTAAGAGGATACCCCTTTTATAACTACAAAATTAAGCACTATAGCTTGTGATAACGATCCACCGCTTACATTTAAAACGCTAATGCTGCAACTACCAGCAGCTACAGCACCTACGGTTAGTTGATACCCACCTGCTGTACCCACACTAGCAACATTAACAATTACAACATCAGTTGCTGCAATAAAACTATTAGTAAATGTAAAAGCAGCCGTAGCATCATCTGCTAAAGCAGCATTGTTCATGGTAATCTGACCACTTTTTGCGTTTAATGTTACGCCTGTAGTTTTGCTACTAGACTGCGTAACAGTTCCGCCACCACTGGAATACCCTAGTTTTCCGGTAGCATGTACTTCGCCTGTACCATTAGGGCTTAAAACTATATTAGTATTAGCAGCAATGGTAGATATTATGTTTGAATCTAAACTAATATTATCAACTGACACAGAACCTGTGCCTATTTTTAAAGCTGTTAAAATACCAGTGCCGCTGTACACAGGTTTTAGAGTTGCTGTCGGACCGCCATCTATATGAATTAGTTGAGAATAGGTGTCTTTAATACTTGAACCGGTTAAATTAGTAGGCATTTAGCATCTCCTAAACAGGGTAGTTGGGGGCTATAGCCCCCAACCAATTAGTGTTTAGCTGCAGTCTGCAACTACCGCCCAAAGACGCATTACAGCTGCATCAGCAGCATTGACAGTTTTAATGTCAATAGTATCTGCAGCAGCGTAATATTTCCCGTTGCTGTAACCCACTATAGTATTAGGAGTTCCTTCAGCTAAGGCCAATGAAGTAGCATAAGACGCAGCAGTATTTGCGTTTACGCCGTCAAGGAACCCGTCTGGGTCTGATGCATCACCGACATCAATAGTACAAGTTCCGCCTTCTGCAGTAGTAACGTCTAGACCTACCTGCATAACGTAAGTCTTAGCAGGAATAGGCATTACTTCCAAAACGTCACCGCCACCAATAGCGGTTTGTCCTGCAGCTAGACGATCAGCTGCAATAGTAGCCCAATTAAGGGTTACCTCAATCATAGATACTTTAATAAGACCTTTAGCTGGGATTGCAGCAGAGCCTTTGTTAAAGCCAGTGTTCTCGGTATAGGTAGCCATTTATTAGACCTCCGATTAAAGGGTTACAACGGCTTGGCAGATAGCTTCAGGTTTTACAACCTTATAGCCATATACTTGAAGACCGCGAACAATGTTGCCGAAAGTAGTTTCGGAGCGAATAGTTTCCATTTCTGTCATCTGTGATGCAAAAGTGAAACCCATTTTATGGCCAGCAATAACATCGAAGTTAGCACCGGTCTTTTTGATGTTGTGGCTCATATACACTGTGAACCTGTCAATCATACCTAAACGTCCATTACGTAGAGGCGATACACTGTCTCCGGTAATAGATGCGTCTTTAAGGTCTGATCGTTTAATTAACCCTGCCATTTTAGCTGGGATAACAAGATAACGATCTGATTCAGGGGCGTTAGCCTCATCCAGAACAGTACCCATGTTAACAATCAGGTCAATGACATTAGTAGTAGTTAGTGCTTCTGGAGCACCATTTGTACCCAAGTCAATATCTCCTGAAATACGTCCAGCATTTGCGCCTTTGTTTTGAGCAGAAATATCTGGAAGAATGTCACTAAGAACACGCGTATCAATTTTAATTTTCATACGCTCAGATGCGTCTTTAGACCACATGTCCATCATGTTTACATCTGATTGGATATTGTCAACATCGTCTTCAACGCAGGCAAAATACTCACCTTTGTCGATTAGAAGTTGCAACTTAGCTTTATCAGGGTTTTCTACTGATAGGGTTTGCCCTTTTACATAATCACGAATGGTGATTTCTGGTGTGGTACGGATATTAACCGTGTCACCCATGTTACGAATTTCACCTTCGTAAGCAGTGTTTGAGATTGCTGCCAACACCGTAGCATCGTAGAAATTCTCAATTAGTTTACCCGACCAGATTTCGGGAATAAAGTTACCCGAATACTGTGGGCTACCGGGGGATACTGGAAATGCCATGTTTTGGCTCCTTGTTTAACTATGCAGCGACTATGCGACCTTCCCGCTGTGCAGCGAAAATGTCACGTTCTATACGGTCACGTTCTTTTTCTTTCCCTTTATACTTTCCCTTTTGTACATCTGTGAAGAAATTTTTAATATCTACAGAGCTGTATGTAGCGGGTTCGTTACTAGATGTAGTGCCGCCGGAGCGACCACGCCCGGGGGCTACTTGTTTTTCTAGTTGGGACTTACTTTGAACTACCGGTGTAGATTGAGCAACAGACGGACCAGTTTGCGCCTTCCATGTAGAAAAGAATTGAGTCACCCTACGAGCATCAAGATTTTTTTGTGCGTCATCAAGATATGTTTGGCGACTAATACCTGTCAACGGGTCTACCTCCAACAACCAAGATTGAAAACCTTGGTCGGTGTTTATATCCTGCCAATCAGGTACAGCAGTTTGTATTTCGGACCAAAAAGCCTGTTCAGAAGTAACAGCTTGCCTATGTTGTAGTTGCTGCACTTGCGGCACTACACTGGTTTGCATGTTTTTTATAAGGCTTTCTAACTCATCCATACGTGTTTGCTGTTGCAGAGTTTCTTCACGACTAACACGCCGCATAACGTCAATAGAATCACCGTACTCCTCAACATCTGCATCTGTTACGAGTGCAGGTTTTGGCTGAGTGTCAGTTTTAGTTGGTGTGTTTAATGTTGACATTAATGCTTCAAGTTGTGTAACCCGCGTTTCTAGTTCACGCTTTTCTGCGTGTAAACGTGGGACTTCTGCATTATACATCCCTTGCAACGATTTATACCGCCGCTCAAATGTTTCTTCTTCATCTACATTGTCTGATTGTACTTGCTCTTGACTATCAGACTCGACTGCTTGTTCTTCCGCACTGTCGGCTTCGCTGACTGTTTCAGATACAGAATTTTCAACTACGGCCTCGGGCGTATTTACACCCTGTTCCTCAGTCTCAGTATTAAGTTCTTCGTACAATTTTTGAATAGCCTCAGATTGCTTCTTAACTTGCGCTGGTATTGCCATGCTAAACGCTCCTAACGGTATGCGTAATTAAACAGCTGTCTCATGGTGTAGACTGTGCTGCGTATTCAGGGGACTTTTCAATAAGGTCATAAACCTCTTTAAGAACCTGACACCGCCCCTGTGAACGTGCCACGTTCTCACTACCCAAATTAGGTAGATTCTCAAGCTCGTGTCTATACCAACTGTCGAGCCATTCGAGTAATGCAGGATATTGGCGAGACAATGCCGCCAAAACCTTAATTGTATCAGGACTAGGGCGCTTCATGCATTACCCGTCGCGTTTGGTGTTACAGTATTAGCATCTGCTCCCCCTTTTGGCGAACCATCAGGTTGTGTAGGTGCAGGTGCAGCTTGTTGTTGGGCTTGGGCTTTAGCTTGTGAACCCAAGCGTCCTTTTTCTCGGGACGGAACTATATCGTCTACTGGCATTTGTAAACCTTTAGCTACCTCGCGTAGTAAAGCTGCTCGTCCATCTTGTCCTACAATTTCTATATCAATCGGATTGGCCGTTGCATTTAAAAACTCTACGCGACGAACATTTACAGTTTCTTTTACCGCTAAGTTAATAGCGCCTCTAGCTATAATCTCTACATCGCCTTTAATGGATTCGTCTTCATCGTAACGCATATTGTAAATAAACTGTCTTTGTACAATAGGTTTAATAATATCATTATCTATGTGCATAACAATTTGACGAATACCTTTGCCAGCAGAACCCATCAGCATAGATAGTCCCGATGCGGTCCTGCCTGCACCTGACACGTTAAGGTCCCCTGTAACGTAAGAAGGTACGCCAGAATGATCATCGGCTAGCTTGCTAAATCTATCATACACACCCATAAGTTCGTTGGCACGAGAATCCGGTTGAGAAAAACGGACCGCAGGTGCACTAGACCCTAGGGGATCATTAGTTACTTGCCAAATTTTCCACGGAGATAGTTGCGTAATGTCTTCATTAGGAGGGATGCGCTCAAGGTTAACCTCAACTTGAGGTCCAGATGCGAGTCCCATATTATTAACAAGGGACCGCGCAGCGGCATTGCAGACATTTTGGAGGTCTTCAATAATTTCGGGGATACCCCGTCCCCAAAGCGCACCGGGAGCTTTAATAAACGAGGTAGTTGCATACGGCTTCTCTCCAAGCGGATCATAGTTAAGAATTGCTTTGATAGTGTAATTACCCACTACCCACACGTTAGCATCATACTCTTTAGCAGAGTCGGGTATTTCTTCTGAAGTTAAACCCCAATCCAGTAGCATTTCACCGCTAACTTTACCCCAAAACTCTAGTGCATCATACGTTTCAGTAGGCGAATCATATACGTAATACTTACGTTCAAGCTCGTCTTCTTGCAACTTTACATCTTCATTAATCCAAGACTGCCCGTTACCTATTTCTAATACTTTACGTATAGCAGCGTCATCATACCCGGGAACACCTATAAGGTCGGCCAACTGTGTTCTGCTCATAGGGTGATGTTGAAACAAGTAACCATCGTTTAATTTAGTAACCCCCGGTTCAGGATACATATTAAACGGATTTACGCGCTCGTATTCTGGTCCTAACCTGTCTGTTCCTTCGACCATAGTAGCGCCGTCTGGTCCTTTGGTCCAACCAAGCATACGTTGTCGGCGGACAATCGGTCCTTTAACAAACGCGCACGGGTAAGTAACCAAATCAGTAATAAAATCATTGAAAGCATCGGGCCAGCCGCCTTGGGCAAACTGATCATTGATACGTATCTTCATTTTATCGGCACGATTTTGGGCGTCTTGTAGTATTCTAAACCTATAGTCTTGGCTAACCACTTCTTTTAGTTCTTCCATTTCTTCAATAGAAGGAGCTTGTTGGGTAGCTTGGATAGCTTGTAAAACTTTATCCGCAAAAATCTGTTGTATTATACCAGATTGTTCGGGCGACAAATCAGGAATAGGTGTAGGAGTTAAATCCCAAGGTGGAGTTCCTGTATCTAATAAAATGTCGCGAAGCCAACTTTCAGCCCCACGACATTTTACTTCAGTGAGCATCATATATACTTCAGACCCGCCTTGACCTTGAATCTGTCGTAGTTTGTCCGCCTCGTACTGTCCGGCTCGTTGGCGTAGTGCTCTCAGCATTATGTCTTCGATGGGTTTTTTAGCAATACGTGCTGCATCCCAACATTGTCTTAGGTAAGAAGTAAGTCCTAAAATTAAGTCTGTGTTTTGACGGTCTTCAAGGGCACGATTAGAAGCAGCTTCCTCATCACGTACCATCTGGTCGTTACTAACAACACGTAATACAGAAAGTCCTACCATATTTATTTACCGCCGCCGCCTTTAGTCTCATATGCCTGTTTATATGCCCTATTGCTAAGACGTTTTAAACTTTGTTGGACAGGATCATTAGATAACATGCCTTTTTTATTGTTCGCAACACGCTTTAAATCTGCGGCTGCAGCAATCGCAGCGGCTCTGACTTCGGTATCTTCTCCGCCTCTAGTTATAAATGTCCTTGTAGATGGTTTACGATAATCCATTGGTCTATTTTCGGGCATGTGTACCTCCTGTGAATATGGGCAAGTATATACACGCATAAAATTTTTAAACAAGCAAAGAAAAAGCCCACCGGTCATGGAGGAAAAACCGGTGGGCTAGGAGGAGAACTAATGAATACAATCATCAGGGAGCAGTGTAATTCTCCGCTACCAGATTATTTTACCTATGTCAAGTCCAGCCACCTGCGGCTACTTTTTTTATTTCTCGACGTTGCGTCAGTAAAGCCCCTCCATCTGCAGCTGTTATATGCAGCATAAAATATTGCAGAGCTTCAGCTACATGGCTGTGTTTGTTTTTGTCGATAGTCCCATTCTTGTGGTGGAACCTATAACCCCCCATCATTGCGGCTTTAAGCTGTGTACACCTAGGGTCAACAACAAACGCGCTGTCACCATCAACTTGACGCATAAGAAAATTATCAACCGCGCTGATCCTCGCACTTACGTTGTTAGTTTTAGCCGCTATAACCCTAAGCCCTTCGGCTTTAATTATATCCACGACACTGCGTTCATCAGTCTGCGCCCGTTGTACACCAGCGGGATCAACTACAACAAGCACAGGCACACCAGCAAAACGTTCATAAAGTAACGGTTTAAGAACAGTGCGTACAAACCTTTGTACCCCCATATCAAAACTAACAGCCTCATCGTGAATAATTGTCCGACCTCTAGGATCAAGCTGACCCACCACAGCAGCAGGTGTCAACCCTAAGTCCATGCCCACAATAACAGGCCGTATGCCGTTGTTAATTATGTTAAGGGGTTTGTTTGCCATGTGGTAATCTGGTCGAAAGTACTTATACACAGGCTGTCCTGCCGAACTTAGCCCGTACTCTCCGTCAATAAACACCCGAACATATTCTTCGCTGCGACCCTGCGTGTCGTAATACTCATCCGGTAAGTTCTCCACGTTTTCAGCAAACGCACTACGGCCACTAGGTTGCTTAAAAACAGCCCAACCATTGTCGTTAGGACTTACTCCGTCTTTAGGACTTAGCCCCTCCATCTGGTAGTACCACCAAGTGTCCATAGTTGGCGGGTTAGTGTCACCCCACATCCCGTGCCAAGTCGGGCCACCGTCCTTGGAACTAGGAAAACGCCCAATGCGTTTAGACATAGCGTCCATAATGTCAGGGTGTATGTCGCGGCACTCGTTAAACCACGCAAACGAAAGCTCTAGCGAGTTAAGGTTAGCTACATCGTCGGCATCGTCTAACGCGCGGAACATTATCTCGCACTCAACGTCCCCCACCTCAAAAAAATATGTCTTAGTTGTCCGCATGTACCGACCACATACTCCCGGCGGGAACCAATCCAAAAATGTTTTAATAACGGTATCCTGTAACTGCCGTGCTGTCTCACGGACCACAGCAGCACGAGTTCGCCGTTTGCCGGTAGCGTCCGGCTTCTGTGCAGACGCTCTGCGGACAACCTCAAAGCAACAAGTAACGGATTTGCCTGAGCCAACCGGACCCATAAGAACCCGCATCTTAGCATCCGAACTCATAAAAGTACGCCCCGTAGCTGGGGGTGTGTAGTCTATGTCAAGTGGCAATCTGAGCATCCTCCACAATGTCCGGCTCAACAGTCATGGTCTTGTCTTCACCGCCTAAGTTAATGGTAATCTTAACGCCACCAGTGGGGCCATCACTGTCATCGCTCCTAGTCTCAAGCCCAGCCCACTTAACCGTGGATTTTATAAGATCAGCCTTAACAGCTGCAGATACATCAGGGTTGTGAATCAAAAGCCACGATGTTGTAAGTAGTTCTTCGGCCTGAGCACGGGCTTTTAGTTTAAATGTAAGCCCCTTTTCAGTAACCTCTGCCCGGTAAGCGTCTACACGTTTTGTAAAAATAGGGTCTGCGTTAAACGCAGTCAGGTCATGGGCTGTAATATGATGGCGGTCTTTAATTTCGTCTACGGTTTCACCGCTGCCTTCCAACATTAAGGCTATGTCAAAAGCTAATCGGTCAGACCATTTGGTGTGGTACAGGGGAAGATTGTCCATAAAGCACCTTGTTATTTGCCAGCTTTTTTCATTGCTGCTTTGTGCGCCTGTGTAAAACTTCTGCCTTGTTGCATAGCTTTTGTCATTTCTTTCATGTGTTTGGCGCTATGGTGTTCACTGTGTTTAGCCATTAATTCTTTTTGCTTCTTTGTTAAAGCTGCCATCACGCTTCCCTTTTATTGCGCTTGATATTTTGTAGATATACATGGCCAAGATTAGCAGTCAATAGATTACAGAGCTAACTTGACAAACTTGACACGGTCCTTTTTTGGGCCTGTGCAGTGTGAGGATTACTATAATAAGGGGGCTATGCGAAATCCGTAGTCCATGTACCCCCCCTCCCCCCTCTATCGACCATAGCCAGCACGGTGATAGCTGCAGCGGATTAGCAGGGCAAAAGCCCATAACTTGACATTCTGGCCTAGTTATGGGAAAAGATAATTGTCGAAGCGGCGGGAACAGACGCCGAGGAAATACCGACTAATACCTGAAGTCCCTGTTCGGACATCCTAGCTAGATCGGCGGACGCCGAGAGCGCCACGGTCTGGCGTATCTAGAAAGGAGTTAGCTTATGGCTAATTCAATCACTACCCCGAGCTGGGAAGGATCGTTCAAGATCGTCGAAACGAAAGAAGGTAGCGGGATCTTTACGATCAAAGCTGCACAAGGCGGTAAGTACACCGCCGAAACGCTGGATGACGCGGTTGCGTCAATTGTAAAAGCGAAAGTTCGTGTCGATGGATGGAAGCTGTGGATTGATGGCGATTTCGCCACCACAGTGGACAAGGGCGAAACTGTTTCATCGGCCAAATTTGCCAAGTTGGTAAAAGAAAGCGACGAAATAGTTCTGGCGTACGTAAAACGCCCCTTCCCCCAGCCCAAGATCCGTATGATCAAGGGTGACGGAGCAGCACGGACATCGCGGAAAGTGTCTAACCTCCGCGAACTCTAAGCAGACAGTTAGGGCGGCGCAAGTCGCCCTAACACTAACCCAAGGAGGACGTTATGAAGGGTGAAATACGAGCAACTCTAGCATTTGTGATCTTAATCATAACCGTGTTGGTGGTAATATGATTGATCTAATTCTAAATGTCTGGCCAATCGTGCCAGTGCTCATAGGAGCAGTAATAGGTACATTGATTGGGATGTACTGCGACAAATAAAACGACACCCGCTGGAGCAATCTGGCGGGTTTTTTGTGTCTGCCGCCTGCGTCTACTAGCTTC